ACAATATCAAAATTTTAAATTTTTAATCGATGAAAATTTTGATAAAGAAGGACTACCAAGTTTAAAATATTACTCATTTGATTGGGATGATAATATTGTAACAATGCCCACCGAAATTATATTAAAAAATTCAAAAGGTGATGAAGTTGGAATGTCAACTGAAGATTTTGCAACATATCGAAGTAAAATAGGTAAAGTTCCATTTATGTATAAGGGACAAGAAATTGTTGAATTTGCCGACAATTCATTTAGAAATTTCCAAGTTCAGGGGGATTCTAAGTTTTTAAAAGATGTTTTAAATGCTAAAGAAGGTCCGGCTTGGGAAGATTTTAAAGAAGCTATTAACCACGCTTCAATTTTTTCAATAGTAACCGCAAGAGGACATAACCCAAATACTCTTAAAAAGGGCGTTTATATGTATATAATGTCAAATCATAACGGAATTAATTCTGATGAAGTGGTAAAAAACATTATAAAATTTAAAAAACTTGCTAACGAACCTATTAATAAAAATGAAACTAAAGAACAATTAGTTAATGAATATTTAAATCTTTGTAAATTTTATCCAGTTAGTTTTGGGTCAAATCAAGCGTCTTCTCCAGAACAAGGTAAAATTGATGCTTTAACTGAATTTTTACTACATGTAAAAAATAATGTTGGTAATTTAAAAGAATTAATTAAAAATGGGGGACTTATAACAAAAGTTAATAATTCTTTTATGGAAAGAGAGCCTATGATTGGTTTTTCTGATGATGATTTAAAAAATATAGAAAAAATAAAAGGACATTTTGATAAAAATCCAAAAAATAATCTTAAAACATATTCTACTTATGGCGGAATTAAAAAACTGCAGTAATTTTATATTGTTATGATAAAAAATAAAAAACAAAAGTAAATAGAAAAATTTTATAACAGTATATTTATAATAAAAGAAATAAAAACAATTAAAACAAAATAACATGGCCGATTTATTAATGAAAATGCCCATACCGTATGAACCAAAAAGAGCTAATAGGTTTATTATGCGTTTTCCTTCAACGTTAGGTATAAACGAATGGTTTGTTGAAACCGCAAAAAGACCTAGTATAAAAATTAACTCAACTGCAATTCCTTTTTTAAACACCTCAACGTATGTTGCTGGTAGATTTGAATGGAATGAAATTGCGGTTACGTTTAGAGACCCTATAGGACCCTCAGCGTCTCAAGCATTAATGGAATGGGTTAGATTATGTGCAGAATCCGTTACAGGTCGTATGGGATACGCGGCTGGATACAAGAAAAATGTTGACCTTGAAATGTTGGACCCAACAGGTGTTGTGGTTGAAAAATGGATTTTAGAAGGTTGTTTTTTAACTAGCGCTGATTTTGGTTCCCTTGGGTATTCTGACGATAAGTTAGCAACAATAAATACTTCATTAAGAATGGACCGTTGTATATTAGTTTACTAAAAATTTTACATATCCTTTACATCCAAATTTTAAATCCGTATATTTAACTATATGGATTTTTCTTTTTTTACTGTCAATAATAAGTCTGGATACAAAACTAAAGAAAATTGGGTAAAAAAAAACAAACCCGATTTATATAAATCAATTATAAATTATAGTTTACAATTTAATTTTGAACTTTCGTTTAAAGAAAAAATATTATTTTATTTTAATCTTAAAGTTGAAAGACCAAAATGTATTACCTGTGGTAATGATGTTAAATTTAGAGAAAGATTTGACAAACCATATGGTGAATTTTGTTCTTTAATATGTATTAATACAAATAAAGACGAAATGGTGAAAAGACAAAAAAAAACCTTTAATCAGAAGTATTCTGTTGATTTTTATCCTGAATATAAAGAATTTATGGAAAAACAAAAAAACACAAAAAAAATTAAATATGGTGATGAAAAATATAATAATGTTGAAAAAAGTAAAAAAACTAAAAAATTAAAATACGGAAATCAAAATTATAATAACATAGAAAAACAAAAACAAACAATTCAAATTAAATATGGAGCTGATAATATTTCAAAATCATTATGGTATAAAAAACAAACATTAAAAACGTTTAAAACAAAATATTTAGATTTGGACATTAAATCAATTGAGGGAGAAACGGTTAAAATTAAATGTCCTAAATGTAATAACGATTATAATATTACAAAACAATTAATATATGAACGGCATAAACGAAATTATATTGTTTGTATAGGATGTAACCCAATTGGACAAAGTTCTCAAAGTGGTTATGAGTTAAAGATTAATAATTATTTAACAAGTTTAAATGTTGAAACCGTTCAATCTTATAGAAAATTACCTAAAAAATTAGAAATTGATATTTTTATTCCAAGTAAAAATTTAGGAATTGAAATAAATGGAGTGTATTGGCATAACGAATTATTTAAGAATAATAACTACCATTTAATTAAACATAAATTATGTGAAGATAATGGAATAACACTTATTCAATTTTTTGAAGATGAATTATTGTTTAAAGACGAAATTGTAAAATCAATTATTAAAAACAGATTAGGTTTAATATCCAATAAAATTTATTCCAGAAAATGCGATATAAAAGAGGTAACCAGTAAAGAGTCTAAATTATTTTTAGAAGAAAATCATATACAGGGAAATGTAAATTCAAAAATAAAATTAGGGTTATTTTTGAATAATGAGTTAGTTTCATTAATGACGTTTTCAAATGGTAGGGTAATAATGGGGGGGAATAAAAATCAGTGGGAATTAATTAGATTTTGTAATAAAAAAGATACATCTGTTGTTGGAGCGGCGTCAAAACTTTTTAAATTTTTTTTAAAACAATATAAACCGTCAAATATAATTTCGTATTCAGATGTTAGGTTATTTGATGGGGGAATGTATGAAAAATTAGGTTTTGAAAAAAAAACACATTCAAAACCAAATTATTGGTATGTTATTAATAATTTAAGATATTATCGTTTTAATTTTAGAAAATCCATATTAATAAAAAACGGTTATGATAAAAATAAAACAGAAAAAGAAATAATGTTTGAACGTGGTATATATCGTATATATGATTGTGGTAATATAAGATGGGAATATAAATTATAAAAAATGGAAAACAACATAATCACCGGATATACTTGTACAAATTGTGGAAAAGTATTTGAAACTGAAAAAGAATTTAAAAATAGACATAAAAAAAAAGTAAAAAAAGTTAATAAAAAGATTGATTAATTTATTTAATGCTTTATTTTTAAAATAAAAAGATGGACCAAGAATTAATTAATGCGGGAACGCAAAATATGAATTTACCACATGACTTGGTAACATTACCGTCAGGTGGGATTTATTATAAATCAAAAAAAAAGGTTGTTAAAGTTGGTTATTTAACCGCGTCAGACGAGAATATAATTGCATCGGCATTATCTAACCCATCGGCTAACATAATAACAACATTAATTAGAAGTAAACTTTATGAACCAGAATTAAAAGTTGAAGAACTTTTAGATGGGGATATTGAAGCGATATTAATTTTTTTAAGAAATACGTCTTTTGGACATGAATATTTCTTTTCAATTACTGATACAAAAACAAATAAAAAATTCGAATCTTCAATTCTTTTAGATGAATTAAACATTAAAAAAACTGAAGTAACTCCAGATGAAAATGGACATTTAACTACCATTCTTCCAAGAAGTGGGGATACTATTAAGTTAAAACAAATGTCGTATGGTGAACAAAGAGAACTAGAATCAATAATTAATCAATATCCTGTTGGAAGAACAGTTCCGTCTATTACTTTAAGACTTAATAAAGAAGTTATTAGTATTAATGGTAATGAAGATAAAATTTTTATTTCCACGTATATTGAAAATCTTCCAATTATGGATTCTAAACATATAAGAAAATTTTTAAATAGTAATAGCCCAGGTTTAGACCTTAAACGAAAAGTTAGAACCCCGTCAGGAGAAATGGTAGATATTAATATTACCTTCGGGGTTGAATTTTTTCGGCCTTTCTTCTAATCATACCGAGGTTATTTTAAATCAATACTTTTATTTTGCAAAAATGCTCCATATCAGTTATTCTGATTTTTTAAATATGCCTACATATGTCAAATCTTTTTTAATGAATAAATTAATAGAATCTCAAAAATAGTTTTTAGATATTTATAATTAAAAATGGCTAAGACAATAAAAGATATTAAAAGTTTTGGAGAGAATTCAAAAGCAATGATGGAAAAAATCGTTGTTGATTCATTAAGTACCGAAACTCTTACACAAACTTTTATGGCGCTTGACACGTTGGCTCAGGGAACGATGAGAAAAATCGGAGCTGGGGCAGAATCTTCGGAGAGAATCAAAAAAGGTATTGTTGATTCAATGGATGGAATTCAAAAACTTGGTTATGAGGTTGACGAAGCGTTAAAAAAGTCCGCAGAAATGACGGAAAGTTTAAGTAAGATTACTGGAAGAAATATGACGTATAATAGCGAATTATTTGGAAAATTACAGCAGTCTGCTGACGTTACTGGTATGGCGGCTGATGATTTGTCAGAAAAATTTACTAATGTTGGATTTAGTTTAGAGTCCGTTTCAGAAAAAACGGGGAAAGCAATAGATGTTGCAAGAGCTAGCGGACTTAATGGACAAGCGGTAAGTCAGGCAATGGTTAAAAATCTGGACGCTATGGATAAATTCACATTTCAAGGAGGTATTGATGGGTTAACAAAAATGGCGGCATTATCCGTTCAAATGAGGGTTGGAATGGAAAAAACTTTAGCGTTAGCCGAAAAATTATTAAGCCCTGAATCGGCAATTGAAACGGCAGCCGCATTACAAAGATTGGGGGTTGTTCAATCTGATTTATTAGACCCAATGAGATTGATGAATTTATCTCAAAATGACCCTGCGGAACTTCAAAAACAAATTGTCGAAATGACAAAAGGGTTTACAAAATTAAATGATGCAGGTCAAATGGAAATATTACCAGGTGGTAGAGAACGACTTCAAGCAATAGGTAAAGAATTAAATATTCCATATGAACAGTTAACAAATATGGCTAGGTCTGGGGCTGAATTAGAAAGTAAATTAAAAGGGATTAGATTTCCTGATATGGCTACTGAAGAACAAAAAACATTAATTTCAAATCTGGCACATTTAAATAAAGATGGTGAGTATGTAATTTCAGTTGATGGTGTTGACCAAACTATGCAACAATTTGTGTCTAACGCAACGGTAGGCAATGAATTTGATAAGGAAACACTAGATGTATTAAAAGAAGCTAATAAACCAAAATCAATTGAAGAGATAGCTAAATCCCAGTTAGATATCTCAACTAAAATATTAGCGGCTCTTGGTGGTGTTGGAGCGAAGGCGGTATTAGGTAAGGCCACCGCGTCTTCAACTGTGGACGCTTCAAATGTGGCGGTAAAATTTTATACTTCGGTTGGAAAAGTTATGGACTCTCTTCAATTTAGTGTTGCAGAATATAGAAAAAAAAGGAATGATGTTAGTAAAGGGATGGGTTATAATGATGAAGAACTGAAAAATCTTCCAGAGACTTTACCAAAATCATTAAATCCTTTTGATTTTGAATCGGGTAAAAAACAAATTGAATCAGAATCAAAAAGTTTACCACCAGAATTACGGGAGATATTTGTTACATTAAGTGAATCTTTATCAACGTTTAACGAGGCAATAGTAAAGAGTGCTAAAGAGATAGCTCGGACTACACGTGATGGTGGTGATTTTATTAGAACCGAAGATGGTGATATTTCTTTTTTTGAAAAAGACACAATTATTGCTGGAACCGGACTTAATGATATTGCAAAAATGATTAAAGGGGATGTTTCTCCAACCTCTAATAGAATGGAAACAAGTCCACTTCAATCAATAGGAGCGTCTACAAAAGATTTGGAAAACATGACTAAAAATTCAGTAACAAATGGGTCATCAAACGAAAATAAAGTGGTTATTGAAGTTAGAGTTAACACATCAAACGATAATATTAATCCTGATTTAAATCAACAAATAGTTAATGTTGTTACCCAAGCATTTAAAGATGATATGGGATTAAAACAAGTTGTTGCAACAAGTATAAAAGATGTTGTAACTAATGGTAGTCGACCTAGTTAAAAAATTAAATTCAACCTATTTATTATTAAAAAAACATGGCGGTTGAAGGTACACCAAATAGCGTAACAAACGGTCAGAACCCAATTGGTTCTTCGGGTAAAAGTTTTTTATCTTTTGCGTCCACAAAAACATTTAGGGATTTATTAGTTGGAAAAAACCTTGCGGCGTATAAAGTTGTTGGAGTTTTTTCACCGTCAGTTGGAAATTTAAATTACGAAACAATTCTTACTGATTCGCCAGTTATAGATTCTCCGGATTCTTATATTACGGACGACCCTTTTGCAAAAAAATTATATCCGTTAAATCAATATGGTCCTGAAGGTGGTTATAACATCGATATTACATATAACGGAGCACCATTACCCGTAAATTCAAATCAAGGTGAATATAGTCCAAACGATACAAAAATGGACTTATTAAATGAGTTCTTTATTGACTTATCATATAATGAAAATGTTTATGGACCAACCGGTGGTTATCAAAATATGGTAACTATAACAGACATTCAAAACAATAATAAACTTTATGAAAATTATTGGGGACCTCCAAGTTTTGTTCCTTCAACATACACTTCATCTGAAATATTTACCAATAAAAATCCAAATGGTAGTGATGGAGCGTTATCTAGTGATTCATTTATTGCTAAATTAGGTGGTCAATATTTACAAGATTTATTTAAAGTTAGTTCTGATGCTGAATTATTGCGTAAAAATGTTGGTAAAAATACGTTACAATCATTAAAAGACCCCAATCAAGCAAGTTCATTAGCAACAGGTAAACAACCATTAATTTATAAAAATTGGACAATTACTGTTCCAGAAAACCAAACCTCATCTCAAACAGATTTAAAAACAAGATTGAACGGTGAGTTTTATCCAACATCACCAATTCCTGGAGATTATTTTACTCCCAATTTAGTTCTTGGTGCGTCAGCAATACAAGGTTCTTCAATATTAAACGCGTTAAACCAATTAACGGGTGGGATTATATCTGGGGCGTTAAATACAATTAGAAATCCATCACAAATTTTTATAGCAAATACTGGGGACGGTCAAAAATCAAGTTTATTTTCCAATATTGATTTAAATCGATATAAACCATTATTAAATAGAAGTGTAGGTGGTATTGTTGGAGCAAGTCTAAACGTGGTTAATACCGCCTTAACGTTTCTTGGTGACCCAACTGGAGGTTACTATGTAGGTAGTGCAAATGCTGAACCTAGTTTAGTTACATCTCCAGGAAATCAAATACCTGTTAATATTTTTGGACTTCAAGTTGCTTCACCAGTTTATGGTCCAACAGAGTTGAGTAATTTATATGAAGGTAATATAGGCAGCCTTAATTTTGGTTTAGCGGGTAAATCATTAACTGATGGTGGAGGTATTGGGGGTCAATTTGTTTGGGTGTCACCAAAATATAAAAAAAATGCTGGTTTTATACCAACAATAGGAGGGGGAGTTGGGGCTTTAGACACAGGATTTAGTCCAATATCAAGTGATTATTTAAAAAACGAATCAACAAACGTAACACTTAAATCAAGTTCGATTTTAGATAATACTCAAAGGCTCATTGATTCTGCGGATAATGTTAATGGTATCACTAGGTTAAAACATGTTGGAAACGCTATTAATCAAGTAAGTAAAGTTTTTAATGATGGGTATAAAGAAATAACTAAAGGTTCTAAGATTTTAAAATATAAGGATAACACTACCGGTCTTGAAAAAGGAGTCGAATATGGTAGAGTATTTGCTAAAGACACTCCATATTATACATATGCAGATTTACAAAAAACAGATGGTATAACAACAAAAAACAGACGTTTTACAAATTCGGTGTTAGATAGTTCATATAATTTAAATATTGCTCCAATGAAGGGGGAAGATTCTACAAATATTGTTGTTAATAGTAAGGGACAAAAATCGGTTAAAAAATACATGTTTTCTATTGAAAATTTAGCTTGGAGAACGTCTAGTAGAGATGGGTTTACTTATGACCAATTGCCACCAGAAGAAAAAGGACAAAATGGGGGTAGGGTTATGTGGTTTCCTCCTTATGATATTAGTTTTAGCGAAAACAGTAATCCAAGTTTTACACCGACAAGTTTTCTTGGAAGACCAGAGCCAATATATACATATAAAGAAACAACAAGAACTGGAACTTTATCTTGGAAAATAATTGTTGACCACCCATCAATTTTAAATCTTATAGTGAAAAAACAACTTCAAAATGCGGATAGTGAAAAAATAAATTCAATTGTTGAAGCTTTTTTTGCTGGGTGTGCAAAATTTGACATAATTGAATTGGCAAAAAGATTCCCTAATGTAGAATCAAAAGATTTGGTAGCTTATCAAGAAATATTAAGTAAGCCTGGAGTTACAATTGAACAAATAAATGAAATTGTTAAAGAAACAAAAACTGAGGAAGAAACAACTCCTCCAGTACCAAACGATTCATTTGATAAGTTTAAAAACCTTGGTTTTTATTTTGACAATGCCGTTAGTGCAGGAGAATATGGTAACTTATATACTGGATATTATGGACAAAAAAATAGTTATAGTAATTTTTCTAAAAATTTTCAAGGGGTTGACCAAAACACAAATGAATTTTTTGATAATATTGTGAAAGATAATTATTTTCAAATCGTAGACAATTTAATACCGGAAACTATAAATTATTTAAAAGACAAAAAAGGTAGTATTGTAATTGATTTAGTTGGTTCCGCGTCAGCGAAGGGTACTCCAGAGGGCAATAAAACATTATCCGAACAAAGAACAACTACTATTAATGATTATTTTAAGAATTACGACTCAGTATTTAAGGAATCAATACTTGATGGTTCTTTAATAATACAATTAAGTTCTACTGGAGATACAGATAAAAATGTAACCCCAATAGGTTCTGGGGGACCTGGTGGTAGTTTTGACTGTAGCGTATTACAAACACCAATTGCTGCCGAAACTTATTCAGTTAGTGCAATGGCGTGTCGTAGAGTTGCGATTTCTAAAATAACTGCGACGGATTCTGCTGAAAAAATAAAAGTGGAAAGTGAGGTTGATAAATTAAAAAAGGGTATAAAAAGAACACCAATTCCGCCAAAGGTCATTGGAATCACTTCAAAACTTAAAGAAGGTATTGCAAAAAAAATAATAAGGGGATTATTAAATGAATCTAGTTATTTTGAAATGATTAAAGAAGACTCACCAATGGTTTATGATTCAATTAAAGAAAAGATTAAATATTTTAACCCCGCTTTTCATTCAATGACACCTGAAGGGTTAAACTCAAGATTAACGTTTTTACAACAATGTGTAAGGCCTGGTGACACAATTCCGGTAATTGGTCCTGATGGTAAGCCAAGATTTAATGACGCGTTAAACACTTCTTTTGGAACTCCACCAATTTTAGTACTTAGAATTGGTGATTTTTATAATACCAAAATAGTCCCAACTTCATTGGGTATTTCATATGACCCACTTTTATTTGATTTAAATCCAGAAGGAATTGGGGTTCAACCAATGGTGGCAAAAATAACAATGGGATTTAATTTTATTGGGGGTTCTGGATTACAAAGACCGATAGAACAACTTCAAAACGCATTGTCTTTTAATTATTATGCGAATACTGAAATATATGATGAAAGAGCTGTACCAACTGATGATACTTCATCTATGGATATGGAGATTTTTAATTCTATTGTTAAAGGTGAGACAAAAACTAATGTTAACAATATTGCTTCCCAAATTAATAATAATGGTGGAACAACAATTGGTCAAATATTAACAACAAAATCGACTTCCGAAGGTTCAAATGGTGATATTTCATATAAAAATATAATGGATACGTTACTTGACGACACTAAAACATATTATACAAATGTGTCAAATCAGTTAGAAATAATTGTTAAAACTTATAATCTTGAAATTTTAGAAGTTTTTAAAAAAGATAGATTATTTATTGAAGGTCAAGCAAATACTATAAAGACTGAGATTTTTGGTAAACCCGATATTAAAACAAAAATTGAGGATGTTTTTTCAAAAGTTTATTCCGAAATTCCTAATAATCCATTATTTAATGCAAAATATTTTGAACAAATAACACAACCTAGTTTAAAAATAATTGAGACTAATTTGACAACTTATATTAAAACTAAAGTACAAAATAATTTTAGTAATTCAATCCAACAAATTATTCAAAATTTATCAACACAACAAGAGTCTTTAGTTCAAGACATAAGAAAAATAAATTTAATATGTGAAAAAACAGATGGGATAATTGTTGGTGGTGGGAATGTACGGGTTTATAATTTAGAAGGTGAAGAAACATTAGCAGTGTTAAATACTGATTTTAAAAAATTTAGTGATAATCTTTCTAAATTTTACGGTGTTGAAGGGTTAGATATTATTAACGAAAATTTAGGTATTAAATTAAACCCAGAAAGTGGGTTAGGTGACTTTTATATGGTTATAGTTCAAACTTTTAAAAACAAAAAAAATGAATTTAGAACAAGTGTGTTAGGTGAAATGTTAAAAGATGAAAAAAAATATAAAAAAGAAATTAAAGCGTTTGATAGTTCGTTAGATGATTTATCAAAAATTTATATAAATGAATTAGAATATGAAAATAAAGAATATGGAAAACGTAAAGAAAAAATAAAAAAAGATTTTATTGATAAAATTCTTGAAAATATTTATGTAAAAGGTAAAGAAAGAAAATTTACATATACGACCGTTCCAAGTGGGGATGATAGTAACCAAAAAACAAAAATAAAAGAATTATATGCGACACAAAACCCTAACACAGATACAAGTACTTTTGACGGTAAAATTAAATTTAATTAAAAATGGCATCAAGACAATATTATAATAGATATTCTGATTTTATTATTAATGGAGAACAAACGGTATTACCATTTGTTTCATTACAAAGTAAATCAACAGATAAACGTTACATATATAAAGCCGGGCAATCTAGAATGGACAAAGTATCTCAACTTTATTACGGGACGCCATATTTTGGGTGGATAATTATGATGGCAAATCCACAATTTGGTAGTCAAGAGTGGGCAATACCAGATAATTCTATCTTGACTATTCCATTTCCTTTAGTAAGTTCATTACAAGACTATAAAGCGGCGTTAGAAAACCGTTTTTTCTATTATGGAAGATAATTCAGAAAACATTTTTGTTGAGTTTGATTATAACAACATTGTTGTTGTTGACCCTAATAGGGTGATTAATGAAAATGGAATGGTAAGTGAAAGATTTGTAAAACAAGAAAATCTTGTTATGTATGCTAATCTTGAGTGTAAAATGATACCTAGAACTAAATTAGTTTTAGGGGAGTCATATGATAGTGCAAATATAGTTTCATTGGCAACTATTAATTTTTTAAAACAACAAGATAAGACTTTTTTGGATAATAGTTGGTCAGATGAAGTAACTGGTAAAGGTTCTCTTGAAAGTAAAGGTGATAATCAAGTGAATTACAAAAAAAGTTCTTTACCTGAAGATAGAGCAATATCAAAAACGATTAATTCTGGAGGTAATCCAGGGTCTGTTAATAATGGATTATTAGGTATAAAAAGTATAATAATTAAACAAAACACATCTTTTGTACCAACAATTTCAGTTGTTTTAGAAGATATAAAAGGAAGAGCGTTATTTGAACTTGGAGATAATTCACCATATGCGGCTTTTTTTAATTTACCGTACCCAAAATTTTTTTTAACTTTAAAGGGTTATTATGGAAAAGCCGTTAGATATGAGATAATGTTACAAAAATTTACATCAAGGTATTCTCACGAAACTGGGAATTTTATAATTGATTTAAATTTTTTAACTTATAAATATTCAATATTAAATGAAATAACTATGGGGCAACTTTTAGCGTTACCTCATATGTTTAAAACCACAGTTACGACAACCTCAACTTCAAATTCAAATAACGGAGAGGATAATGTTAAAAGCTCAACAACTTCTAAAGGAATGCAAAAGTTGAGTGAAGTTTATAACGAATATAAAGTAAAAGGACTTATTGATAATAATTTACCTGAATATACTTTAATGGGACTTAAAGCGTATTTGGATAATTTTGCAAAAGATATAATAAGTTCATTTAGCCAACAAAATTTAAAACCGTTATCTGATATTAAAACTTATTCTGATATAATTGATGCTTACAATAGAGATGTTTTTGAAGGGGATGTAAAAACGTCTTGGGCTAAAAAATATTTAGATTTTAAATCTTTTTATGTTTTAAAGAGCGGAAAAAATGTTTACCAGTTAAAAGACGCTTATTTAGTACAAGGTAAAGATGAAGAGGCTAAAACAGATTTAAAAAAAATAATACAAGATTATACTAATAAATTATTAGAAAATGAAACATTTGGTACTAAGGGGGAATATGTTGTTAGTCAAGGAGGGGCTACTTACTCAACCCCAAAAAGTTCAGAAATTTTTGAAGTTAGAGATATATCATACCAAAATTTTGTTTATTTTTTTAATCCTGATGACATTGATATTGGAAAAACTTGGAGAGCTACAAGAGGTAGTAGTGTTGGTCCAACTTCAAAACAAGAAGAAATATTAAAATCGGACTTAGACAAAATAATGTTAAAACAAAATGTTATTGTTAATAGGGGTGGAAAGAAAACAGCAGAAACTAGAGAAATATTTTTTATTTTTGATGATGGAGAAACAACAAATACTTTTACACCAATTATAAATAAAATAAAAAAAACACTTGAAGAAACAAAAAATAAAATTGAGCAAGACATAACTACAGCTCTTGGAGAATTTATTAAAAAAGGAGGAACTACGGGAATAAAATTTATTCCAAGTTTACGAAACATATTATCTGTTTTTTTTGCAAATGGAGAAGCGTTTTTAAGAATTTTAGATGAAGTTCATACTGATGCTTGGTTTTTAAGTACAAATAAGGATAGAGCTAATTGTGTTTTAAATAAGGACACAAAAAACGCAAATCCAGACGCAATTGAAGGTAAAGACACTCCGGTTTATCCTTGGCCATCATTTATGGTTCCATCTATAGGAGAAAATGGTCAGGGAATATATAATCATAAATATCCTGGCGACCCAGATTATATTAACCAGACTAAAGGGAATGATTATAGTATTTGGCCTGAAGTTGAGTTTGTTGAAGAATTTGTTAACGCCTCAATGCAAATTGAAGATACTCCACAAAGTTTACCGCCAACGTCAAATTCGGACACTGACATTGAAAGACTTAGTTTTAATACTATAGAATTACCGATTAATAACCAAGTTTTTTCAAATAAAGATACTGTTAGATTTTTATATGAGATATACGAAAGAATATTTTTAACCGCTAACTACTCAAGATTGTCTAGGTCAGTAGAAAAAAGTGATTATCCAACATTATTATCTTTAGTAGTTGAAGTTGAGTCAAATAATATAATAACAGCATTAGGAAATAATAGTCCATTTTTGGTTAACGTTTTAAAAGAGTATCAAATAACAAACACTACCTTCCAAGGTTTTTTAAGACTTTTTTCGAATTCAGGAAGTGGTGATAATTGGCAATTATTTATAAGAGGTGAAATTGTAACCCCATATATACGTAGTATTTTACAAAATTCACAATTTTTAATATTAAAAACGGACGTTTTATCAAAACCACTTTACAAACCAAAACCTTCTTTAATTGATGTTACAAAAATAGTTGATTTTCTTAAGTCAGATATTGGTAGTGAATTTGAGTTTACTGATTTACAACCTTTTATAAATAAAGATTGGTGTAAAAATTATTTGGCAAACGGAATCAATTTAAAGAAAAATGGATTTGAAACAAAAACAACATTAAAATATAATGAAACTTTAAAAACTATCACTAATTTTGATTCTGAAACTGATAGTTTAATGATAAGACCTATTGTTAATTTTTTAACTGAAAAAAATCAATCAGTAATACCTGAAGTTTTAAACTCCGCTGATAATTTTTTTAGTGAATTTTATAAAGATAGGCCATTTGATGACCAATTTATAACTGAGGGGAATGTTAGGTATTTTAATTATAGTGGGTTTGTTAATAGTAATCAAACAACATCAATTTTAAACACACCATTTTTTATTAATGCTTTACAGGAAGGGGTTAATAATTATAAAAATAATTCAACAATCCCATTTATATCGGCGGCGTATCTTTTTTTAAATAGTTTACCTTTAGCAACATTAAAAGAAAAATATAAAACATTTGATTCTAATGAAGATTTAGGGTATATTTTCGCGTCATTGAAAAAATTTGCCGGAACCCATAAATTACCATACCCATGGATATTAAAATTAGGGTCAATTTGGTATCGGTATAAAACATACGTTAAAACCGGAAACGATATTTTAAACCAATCTTGGAGTGGGTTTAGTTATATAAATAACTATGACCCAACAAATAATAATCCAGAACTTACGTATTATTTAACAGGAGTTAATAGTAATTATGATATTGTTTTAGAAAAAAATATGGACTTTACTGGGGGTGTTAAGTTTAGTTCAATAAATGTAGGGTTTTACCCTAAACTTATTAGCGATTTTAATTTTTTCTTAACGGGTGAGGATTTATTTAAGTCTAGAACAGATACCGAAGAAATGGTTTTTGGCGTTGGTAATAATACATTTAATAAAGTTTTTGATTACAATACGAATTTTATAATAATTTCAAAAGATAATATTGATAGTTTTGATGTGTTTATTAACAACAATTATTATGGGACCGATTTAAATGAGGTACCAATAAATAATCAAGACGATTTAAAAATTGTTATTATAAAAATAAACGAAAGTCTTGAATCTAAAATTTTTTATGAAACCACTTTAACAATTTCGGACCAACTACAATCAAAAATGTCTATAGATGGAAGTCCAGGTCTTAAAACTTTTTTAATAGACAAAGCAAGACTTTCTGACTTTGAAGGTTTTTCAATAACTCCATGGACATCTATTATTCATAGTGAAGATAAATTAAATACTTACATTTTACCGTCACACGGTTCTTTTAAAAATCAAGCGTATGATGAAATAATTAATCTTAACTATGAATTAATACAAAACGTAACCGGAAATACTTCAATTCATAATGGGTCGGTTAGATTATTTTGGGCAGCATCTCAATTTGGATATTTTGATGTTGAAAAAATAACAAAACCAACTCCAAATGAATACATGAAACATATTTTTTCTGAACAACCTGAACAGGAGAATTTTTCAATAAATAGGGAAGACGTTCCTTATGCAAGTATTGAAGAAATGTTTTCAGTTTTTGATAAAGATATTTTAGATGGTTTTGAAACAGAATTTTTAAAATTTTGTGTTTCTGATACAAATATTGATGTGACATCAATGACTACCAATTTTCAATCGTTAATTAAAAGTATTTTAACAGTCCCATATAATGATGTAACGAATAATAATGACCTTGAAATGTCGAGTGAAGTTTTATTAGAGAATATACAAAAGGCTCAAATTAGTAAAATTAATATTATTTTAGATGAATTTTTAAAATCCGATATTTTATTTGTTAACGGAAACCCATCATTTTTTGATAAAAAACTTTTTTATTCTTTTTCAAATAAAATTATTATTGAGCCAATAACTTGGGAGTTTTACACAACAACAACACCAAATGCATTACCTGTTAATGGAAATTCGGTGACATTAATACAATCTAAATCAACTTATTCAGAGGCTTGGAAAGATTTAGAAGTATACGTTGGGTTTTCAAATAATGAAAAATTAATATATAGTAATAATGGTTCTTATATAACTGATTTTTTTATTGATTTTAATGTCGCTTTTACGAGTGTAAATATAAAAAAATTAGCGGCAATAATTAAAATATACGCATCTCAAAAATTATTACAATTTTTATCGGACCCGACGCCTAAACCTCCTAGCTCAATCGAACAAAATTTAATTGCTTATGCTGAAATAAAACGAGCTCCATCAGTAACACCAACACCAACACCAACAGTAACACCAACACCACCAGTGGCTCCAACACCTTCAAACGATGACGTAATTTTAAATTTATATAAAACCAATAATTTTAATGTTGTTCCAATATTAAGAGATATTAGTGGTAGAACAATATTTATTTCGCCAAATAAGTCCTTGATTAATAATGTTGGGGGTAATCTTACAGACGATGAAATTATTAGGGGAATTGTGGATGAAGTAATAATTGAATATTACGGACCAAATTTTTCTGACCCTAAAGCCGCATTACAAGAATATCTTGTGGCAAATTATGTAAAAATACCAAACCCTGCCTATGTTGATACACCAACAACAAATTCATCGGAATCTAAAGTAACTTTTAAAAATTCGATGGATGAGTATTTAGACAAATCAATAACATTTCATGATGATATTACTAATGAGATATTTTTAATCCTTAATAAAAAATTAGATTCAATAAGTCTTACGCCTGAGAAAGTAAATGAATCTAAAATTAAAGGGGAACAAACTAAATATGAAATGTATGATAGTTTTAAAGCAATTAATGATAAGTGGATTTCAGGTAATGATTTTAAAAATAAAACATTGTTTGAGGATGTTTTATTAATGGATAGGGCTAATAAAAATATTGGTCAAGATGTAATTGTTGATGTTTATAAAGTAAAAGATACTTATTTATCAAAAATAAATCCTAAAGTTGACTTATTAACTACGATTAGAAGTATTATTATGGATTCTCAGTTTGTTATAATGAATTTACCATCATATGTTAATTTTTATAATGTACAAGATGTTATAAAAAATCCAATACCAAAAGCTGAAGGTACTTTAGAGTTTGGTAATACGTTATTTGGGACTTTTACAAATGTTGATTATAGACAATCATCATCAAAAATGGTTTGTTTTTATGGTGGTAAAGCTAGTGAACATTTAAAAGCTGCGAATAATAACAATGTTCGATATAAAGATGATTCGTTTGATATAAGAAGAGCTACCGACAATCCTTTAAATGAAAGCCAAACAGATAAAGTTGATTATGCGTTTTCAAATAAAGTTGTTGCGTTTAATGTTGAATTTGGCCCACAAAACCAATCAATTTTTAATGGGTTTACTGTTGGTCAAGATTCTAAATTAGATACCGCTGAAACATATCAAATGTTGTATGATATGAGAAATCAAGGTTCTGGTAAAGGGGCGGCATCACAAAGTTCTGGATTATATGATTTGTATAAAACTAGGTCTTATAAATGTAGCGTTAATATGTTAGGTAATGCTATGATTCAACCAACAATGTATTTTAATCTTAGACATATTCCAATGTTTTCAGGGCCATATATGATAACCAGTGTAAATCACACAATAAGTCCAGGTAAATTTGATACTTCTTTTGAAGGTGTTAGACAAGCTGTTGCAAGTTTACCATTACCGACTGATTATTTGGCAGTTCTAAAACAATCTTTAATAACTAAATCTCAAGAACTTATAAAACAAAAAACAACTGGTAAAGCAAGTAATGGTAATATTATAAATAATAGTTCTGAGGTTGTATCAAAAGCCACTCAAGAATTAAAAATCGCCGAATCAACGGATTGTGGAACTAGTTTAAATGCCAAATATAAATCATACGTTCAATTAAATAATAGTGATAAAGAAAATACTATTTATAATTTTAAAGAAATTAAAACAGAAATATATAACGTAGTATCAATTACAAGTTTGAATATTACTGACAGATTTAAATTACAACAAATTATATTTTGTTCTTTTTATTTAACTTCAGGAAATAAAACCGGATTTTCATCAATAAATAATAATTTAGCGTCTATTGATTTAACCAGTGATTGGGCAAATTTATCACGTTATATCAATAAAAATAGTTATGTGTGTTTAACAAATGATGCCGATATTGTTAAACCATATGCCGTATTTGATACGTTATCACAATCAATTAGTTTTTTAACTAGTAACTGGTTTCTAAAAATGAATCAATTAAGTTTAAATAACAAAGTACTTAAAGCTGAAGAAGTTTTAAAATTTTGGATTATTAATATAAATGTTAGTAAAGATATTGGTTTGGAAAATTATAATAAAATTAGTGTTGATGAAAAAAAGGTTCTGGAAACAAAGATAAATCTTGCAATAAATTTATTTAAAACAACAAAAATTTAAAAATCGTAATATTTATAATAAAAAAGTTATGGATGTAAAATTAATTTTAGACAGTTATTTAGGTAAAAGTGCTCGTACCACTGAAAAAGATGCTGGTAATGGGTATAAAGAAGTATGTGATTTAGACACTGGCGATTGTTATACCATTAGAATGAAAGATGGTTTAATTGAAAGAGTTGACAACACTATGAAACAAAATAAAAAAATTCAAGTTGAAACTTTGCAAGGGGTTAAACAACTTTTAAACGGATAACAAAATGAAAATAGATAAAAAAATTTTAGAAGAATTAAAAAGGTATAACAGTATTAATAGTTATATTAATGAGCAAGATGCGGCATTACCCCCAAATCCGGACGCTCCCGCTCCAACAGGTGAGGAATTACCGTTATTGCCACCAGCTCCAGAAACGCCACCAACTGGTGATGCTTCAACACCCCCAGTTCCTGTGGATGTTAAAAACGACCCAGATGTTGAAAAACTTGATGGTGATTCAGATAAAAAAGAAGAACTTGATATTACAGACTTAGTTAAGTCACAAAAAAATGTTGAAGAAAAACAAGAAGAGTATTTTCAAAATTTATTTAGTCAGTTAACTAACTTAGAAAGTAAATTATCTGATATGGATACTATTGTTAATAAACTTAACAGTTTAGAAGCAAAAATTGAAAAATATAGAATTAAATCCCCTGAAGAAAAAATACAATTAAGAACATTAGATTCTGGACCATATAATCAAAAACTTAGCGATTTTTTTGAAGACAAACAAGAAGATTTTGAAAAATCTGGGAAAGACCAATATATTCTAACTCAAGACGAAGTTGAAAATTATCAACCAAGTGAAATCAAAAAAAGTTTTAGGAACTTTCAAAACAACGAACCAACTAATAATATTTAATAATAAAACGACCTTAGGGTCGTTTTTAATTTAAATGGTAATTGACATAACGTTTTTTATTGCCTATATTTTATGTGAAACAATTTAAATATATATACACATGTCTACAAAAAGCACATTAGATTCAGTTTTGGCTCAGTATGAGACCTCAAAACAAAGCGGTTCATCTTCCACTTTTAAAATGTCACAAGATGAAAGAATGAAAAAATATTTCGCGGCTATCTTAAAAGATAATGAAAAACAAGGTCAGCGTAAATTAAGAATTTTACCAACAAACGATGGAAGTTCACCATTTAAAGAAGTTTGGTTTCATGAGATTTTATTAGATGGTAAATGGCAAAAATTTTATGACCCAGGAAAAAATGATAACGAACGTTCTCCTTTAACTGAAGTTTATGAAGAACTTATGTCAACTGGTAAAGAGTCTGATAAGGAATTAGCGAAACAATACAAAGCTCGCAAATTTTATATTGTTAAACTTATTGACCGTGATAATGAAAATGATGGAGTTAAATTTTGGAGATTTAAACACAATTATAAAAATGAAGGTGTTTTAGATAAAATTATCCCTATTTGGAGAGCAAAAGGTGATATTACTGACCCTGAAAATGGTAGAGATATTATCCTTGAGTTAGCAAAAGCAAAAACTCCAAAAGGTGCAACATATACTGTTATTCAAACTATTATGCACGATGACCCAACTCCATTACATAAAAGTAAAGATATTTCTAGTGGTTGGATTACCGATGAATTAGGTTGGGATGATGTTTATTCTAAAAAACCTGTTGAATATCTTGAATCAATTGCGAGAGGTGAAACTCCACGTTGGGATTCTGAAGC